ATTGAAGCATACTTAAACAGAACTATGTTCGTACCGTCGGGCAGTAATGCATGTAGGGACCGAGCATCCTCGAGGTATTCGAGTAGCCCTGAGGTCTTAAAAATGCGTTGGACTAAGTGCAAATGCACTCGATCTGACGCATCCTTCAGGTCTAGCGTAGCTAGTCGTTTGTTCCTACTTGCAACGTAAGCGAGTCTCTGATTGACATCCTGACGGGAAAACCGTATAGAATGTCTAGTCAGGCTATGAGTCTCCAATGTGGTATATACTAAATCCTTAACGGATTGTTGCATATACTGAACATGTGCAGGTTCTATAGCAATGACCCGCGGCGCCGTTTGCGTCTTTGGTACGAATACAACTCTGACCGGACTTTCGTCCTTTACATCGATGTATTCGACACCATTAGCGCTCCCGGTACCTTCCCCTGTACCTCCGACTTCTGCTGCGACTCCATAGTTTGGGTAGCAGTGTAGGTCGGAAGGGAAGGTATACTCCGATCGATGGTTCCACTTTGTGATGCGATGCCTCTGATTATGGGCATAACGATCAGCAGTGACACCAGGGCCGTGATGACAAACAAGATCAAGGTAACTAAGCTCAGGAAAAACCTGAGACCATAGGATTCCAGAAATCTTGTCAAGGACAGAGTCCTTTCTCTCAACTTGAGGTGTCATTCGGCGGAGTTCGCCTTCTACTTCGATGAAGTGTCGGATAGCTTGAAGATTTCTCTTCTTACTACACGGAAGTTTTAGCTTCTTGAAGAAGCGACAAACTTGCCGTATACCAGCAATGGTATACGGACACGGCTCATCGAGTAGCCTACCGTCTGAATTGAACACACGTTTGAAGAAACCTCCCATAAAACGGGGGAGACTTCCATGCCGTGCAAAAGCACTTGGGCATGTGAACGTCCCAGCTTCGATGCCTTGAAGTAAGGCATCATCAAGCTGAGGAAGGGTAATCGTCAAAAACGAAAGCCCCTCGTGTTCGCAACGATCTGAAATACGTTTCAGATCGCGTTCTACGGACAAGTCTAAGTCCAGACTGAGTTGTCTCAGAATGGCTTGGACGAGCATGGTCGGTCTTTTCACTACAACCTCCTTAATAGTGAGGGAGTAGGACCGTCTAGGCTAAGCTCCGATTAGGGAACTACGTTAGCTGCCAAATTAAGTAAATTAATACCATAAGGCAGCAGGCGTATATCTGACGATGTGTCAGAATTCGCCGCCGAGAACCTTGTTATAGTTGGCCGAAGTCGACCAAGCTTTCAAGGCATCGATAACGTAGCCGATCTCAGTATCCGAAAATACCCCAGAGCGTGGCTCGTCAATGACGAGATACACACTGAGGCCTGACTCTTTGTTGATTGCCGAGATAGGATCTGCGGCAATCTTCGTCTGAGCCAGTCGGACTTCACGACGAAACCTTGCAGACGTAATGTTCTGCTTGGTCGTCATGACA